CCAATAGGAAAAACTTTACCAGATTGCATTGCAATCTGGTTTTTTTCATTATATAACTAATTAACCGACAACTACATAATGTAGTTGACATTTGCCAAGACGGGAGAATGGACATGGCTAATACAACCTTTTCTGGGCCTATAAGGTCGCAAAATGGAATGAAATTAATCAGTAAAGATTCTACTACTGGTTTAATCCAAGACAGAACTCTTGGAGATTATCCACAAGACACAAGACGTTTTTATTTAGAAGAATGGTTTTTACAAAGACCTGGTTTAAATGCAAATATTGACCAAGCGTCAACAGTTGAAGTTCAAAGAGCTTTGAATAGAAACTGGGAAGCACTTGGAACTAATATGACTACTGCTTTATGTACCTTTAATAGTACATCAGCAGGAATTGTAGCAACAACAGCAGGTGCTGATCAAGACCAAGCAATTATTACCCCACATTTAGATACTGCTGCAACAGCATGGGCAAGTTGTTTATGGGGTACTGAGAATCAAGTACATTTTGAAACATCAATAGCATTACCTGCAATTGATAATCAAAAAGCATATGCTGGTTTAAAATTAACTAATGATCAACTAATAGCAACAGATGATGATCAAGCATATTTTAAGTTTCAAACAGATGCTACGAACTCTGAATCTTTTGATGATTTCACAAAACTGCATTTTGTTCATAGTATTGGTGGCACAGATCATATTAGTGTTTTACCAATAACTGTAGCTGCAAATACTATTTATCACTTAAAAATAGAAATTGATAGTTCAAGGCAAATGTCTATTTTTGTAGATGGAATTCAATATAACATAACAAGCACTTCTGGTTCTACAGGTGGTACAGCAGTTACAACTGGTACAACCAAATCAGCGGCTATGACAGATGATGTTGATTTGATTCCTTATATTGGAATTGAAGCTGGTGCTGCTGCGGCAGAAGCAATTCATATTCATTATGTTAAAATGAGCAGAATAATTAACGAGTAAACCTAGGAGGTTAAAATGGCTGATGCAGTAGCAACTCAAACCATTCTTGACGGTCCAAAGTATGCAGTTTTAAAATTCACAAATATAAGTGATGGCACTGGAGAAAGTGCCGTCACTAAAGTTGATGTAAGTGGTCTATCTACAAGTGCGAATGGCAGCACTTGTACGGGCGTTACAATACAAAAGATTTGGTGGCAATGTACGGGTATGAGAGTTAATATCCTTTTTGATGCTACATCAGATGTGTTAGTTATTCAACTTGGTGAAAATCAATCTGGTCATCACGACTATACATCTTTTGGTGGAATACCAAATAATGCTGGTTCTGGTGTAACAGGCGACATACAATTTACAACTGTTGGACATGATAATACAGACACATATACAGTAATTCTTTATCTTAGAAAAGAATACTAAATATGAAAATGTCTCAGAATCAAAGACTTGAAATATCTTTAGCTAAATTAGAAGAAAGAGTCGAGTCTATTCAAGATGACATGAAAGATTTAAAAACAGATGTAACCCAACTCCGAGCTACGGCTGATAAGTGGCGAGGAGGTTTTTGGGTTATGATGGCGTTGGGCGGTGTCGTTGGCGTTGTTGCTAACTTTGCAATGGGTTGGTTCAAATGACAATATCTCGTTCAAATATTCCAAAACAAATAACTACTGGAGGTAGAAAAATGATGAAGAAAAAAGGCTACAGAATGGGTGGCATGATGAAAACAAAAGGCATGAAGAATGGTGGCAAAGTTAAAGGTAGAGTGATGACTGTTGCACAAATTAGAGCTGCTGCTAAGAAAAAAGGTTATAAGTTAGTCAAAGCTTAATGCCTTATTTACAGAGTAATATTCCTCAATTTAAGTGTTGGGTTAGAAGGGAATATACTTGTAATCATCTTAGGTATCATGGAGAGTTTCTACATGCTATGGCTATAGCAGTTACGACTATGCCTAATAGATCTCTAAGTTTCCAAGTAATATTCACGGGTTGTGAGAATGATGATACGGATGATCCAAACGTGCATGGTGGAGCTATGTGGGCAAGAATGCCTATAACAGCTTTAATGGCAGATATTCCCGTGGAAGAATGGCCAGAACCTATGGATACGTATAACGCACAACCTTGGGATTGTTCTTCACGCACCCATGCTGTTTACGTTATGGACAGAGCTACACCTTGTCCCTGGTTAGCTAAGATAGATGGTCAGTTATTTCCAGCAAAGTATTTGTTTACAGTTGATTATACAGATAGTGAGATAGCGGATGATCCAGCACAGCATAAACAAAGTCATGTAATGTATTTGATTGATGCTGGTAAATGGACGGGTAACATTGTAGCATTGCCAAATAATCGTGTACGTGTTACACATCCAGCATGGTTTGAAACAGGTGAAGGTGCTCCAGATTTTTTACCTTCACAGCATATACATTATTCAAAATCTGATTTAGACTATACATTAGATGTAAATAAAATTTTTGATAATTTGTATAATGAGGATTAAATGGCAACTTCGGATTCAAGGGATTTTGATTTAGACGTAGGTGAGATTGTAGAAGAAGCATACGAAAGATGCGGTCTTGAAGTTAGAACAGGTTATGATGCAAAGACAGCTAGACGTTCTTTGAACATAATGTTTTCTGAATGGGCAAATAGAGGACTTAACTTATGGACAGTTAATTCTGCTACCCAGGCTTTAACAGATGGAACATCTAGCTATACTTTTACGGCTGAATATACGGATATACTAGAAGTTGTACTTAGACGAAGTGGTACAGACTTTAGCATGTCTAAGATATCAAGAGGTGAGTATTTAAACTTACCAAGTAAAACTCAAAAAGGCAGACCTTCACAATATTACTTTGATAGACAAACAATACCAAAGATTTTCTTATGGCCTACTCCAGAGAATAGTACAGACACCTTAGAATATTTTTATGTTAGAAGAATACAAGATGCAGATACCTTACAGAACACTTCAGATGTTCCTTTTAGGTTCCTTCCTTGTATGGTAGCAGGTCTTTCCTATTATTTATCGATAAAACGTGCTCCAGAAAGAACACAGTTGTTAAAATCTGTTTATGAAGAAGAGTTTCAAAGAGCGGCAGCAGAGGATGAAGATAGAGTTGCCCTTACATTAACACCCGATATTAAATACTTGAGTGTCTGATGGGACGATTTGCAACAGGCAAGAACTCATATGGAATATCTGATAGATCTGGTTTTCGTTATCGATTGAAAGATATGAGGAAAGAATGGAATGGCTTGTTTGTTGGTAAAGATGAGTTTGAATCAAAGCATCCTCAAATAGATTTAAGAGTAAAGACCGCAGATGCAGAAGCAATAAAAGATGCAAGGCCAGATAGAGAAGAGCCTTCTGTTTCTGTTATTTTACCTTTTAATCCTTTTAAAACGGGTACGGGCGGAAGCAGTCCTACAACAGTTACAGTTACAGAACCCGCACATGGTAGATCTGCTTCAAGCACAGTTAGATTTAGAGATGTAGCACCTTTTGATGGTATATCAAGTTCTATAATGCAAGGTTCATCTGGCTTTACAATACAATCTGTGGTAGACACAAATAGGTATACGATTAGTGTAAGTGCTACGGCTACACTAGGGAATGTTTTTGGTGGTGGTGGAGTAGCATCTGCTGGACCCGTGACGTTGGAGAGTTAGATGAGTTATACATTAACAACATTAAAGGCTGCTATACAAGATTACACAGAAAACACAGAAACTACTTTTGTCTCTCATTTAAGAGACTTTATAAGATCTACTGAAAACAGATTGTTTAAGATGGTAGACTTTGAATATTTTAGAAAAAATGTAACGAGTGCTACTTCTTCTTCTGATAGGTTCTTATCTGTTCCAGATGATTACTTAGCATCCTTTAGTTTGTCTATAACTAACTCTAGTAATATCGAATTTTTATTAGAAAAAGATGTAAATTTTATACAAGAATATAATCCAAACGCATCAACAACGGGTGTTCCTAAGTATTATGCACGATTTGATGTAGATAATTTTATACTGTCTCCAACACCTAATAGTAACTATTCTGTAGAATTACATTATTATCACAAACCAACCAGTTTAGCCGATAGTACGATAGTTTTAACAGTAGGTGCTGCAAGTAGTTTTGCTGTAAATGAAGTAATTACAGGAGCATCTAGTGGTGCTACAGCTACAATTAGTTCTAAGAATGATGGCACGAATCAGTTAACAATAGTGGTTCCAACAACAAACTTTACAAATGGAGAGACAGTAACTGGTGGCACAACTGCTCATAGTTCTGCTATATCTGCCATATCAAGTGATACAACAACTACCTGGTTAAGTAAGAATGCCTTAAACGCAATGCTTTACGGATCGCTTTCAGAAGCGTATATTTTTATGAAAGGTGAACCAGATATGATGCAGTTGTATGAAAAAAGGTTTATGGAAGAAGTAAGTAGATTAAAAGATTTAGGTGAGGCTAGGGAGAATGCTGATGCTTATAGGCAAGGATTACCTAGAAGACCAAGGACATAGGAGATAAAACATGGCAACCTCAAATGCAGCAACCAACTATTTAGAAAGAAGATTATTACATTATATCTTCAAGAATAA